TGTATCTCGAAGGCCGTCTCTGGCCAAATGGCGTCACCTGCCCGGAGTGCAAGGGTATGGAGCGAATTACTGTCCGCAAGGACGGCTACTACCGCTGCAACGCCTGCAAACTGGACTTCACGGTGCGGACAGGAACTATTTTCGAGCGGTCGCATGTGCCCCTTCACAAGTGGCTCTATGCCATGTACCTGCTCGTTACCGCGCGGAAGGGAATCTCTTCGATGCAACTGGCGAAGGAAATTGGCATCACTCAAAAGTCTGCGTGGTTCGTCCTTCACCGTCTCCGCGAAGCGTGCGGTAAGGAACTGGACAAATTGCGCGGCTCCGTCGAGATCGACGAGACTTTCATCGGCGGCCTGGAAATCAACAAGCATGAGGCCGACAAACAGAATCTCGGACGCGGCTCGGTTGGCAAAACTCCGGTACTCGGAATGCGAGAGCGCGGCGGGCGAACGAAGGCGATGCCCCTCAAGTCTGTCAGCATGGAGGAAATCCAGAACGCCATTCACCGCCACGTCGAAGTCGGCTCGACTCTCTTCACCGATGAGCATGGAGCCTACAACGACCTGGACGGTCTGTTCTTTCGCCAAGAGCGCGTTAACCACTCTGCGGGTGAGTACGTTCGCGGGAACGCCACCACAAACAGCATTGAGAGCGTCTGGGCAGTCCTCAAGCGTGGATTGCACGGTGTCTACCACCAGGTCAGCAAAAAGCATCTTGCTCGCTACGTTGACGAATTTACGTTCCGGCTGAATCAGGGCAACGTCGCTCGCCACACGCTCCAGCGCCTCGACTCTTTCGTGGACGCGGTAGCAGGAAAGCGGCTCACTTACGAAAGGCTCACAGCATGAGCCATCCACTCTTTCTCTTAGACCGCGTGACCGACGTTGTGCTGTCATACCGTCCTAAACCCAAAACGAAGGCGGCGAAAAAACGCGCTCGCCGTAAGAAGCGAAAAAAGAAAAGGGACTAATGTATATAATTCCCCTTTTAATCGATTCCTTTATATCACGGAGATACAGATTTAATTCCGCGAGTTGCGCGGCAATCTCACGAAGCCAATACTCGGCATCACTGTCGTTAAACGTACTATTCTCAGCTTGGTTTCTTATCTGTTCAGGTGTTTTCATTCTCGTCTTCTCCTGGCTCACGTTCTTGTCGCCACGTGCTCCAATCAAATATTTTCAGCGCTACGTACCACTTATTATCCTTACGCCATGCTTTCGTGATTTCTTTGCGGGCGCTCTTCAGCGTCATCGTCTTGCAAATGCCTTGCTCTAGGCATTCTTTTTCGATTAGGGCTGATAATTGCGGCCCATCTTTTAGTGCCTCGCGCAAGTAATCCTTCGCGGCTTGAAGCGCGCCAGACTTCCCACTCCCATTGCCACTTAACGCGGATTCGGCGGTTTCTTCCGTCTCACCAAGCCAGTGGATTTTTGCGACTCCGCCGACGCCTTCGACCTGCTGCTCGACGATCTCATACATCAAGCTCTTTGGCATCCTGCCAATGTTCGTCTTGACGCACGCAAAGATGCAATGGCCGACAGTACCATCTTCGCTGCGCGCGAAAGCGAAGCAAGCTCGCGGCGCAGCAGTAAACGCAATCGAGCCTCCGAAGCGGTACATCGTCGATGCTTGCGTCGCTTTGTTCAAATGTCCGAGCATGATGATCGTCGCATCTGTGTTCTCAGCAATCTGCGCGAGTGGCATGATCGCTCTTCGGACTTCTGCGTTCTTGTGAGAATCGATATCTTCACCAAGGAAGGCATCGAGCGGGTCGATTATCGCAAGTGTCGCGTGCGTCTCGCGGATAATCTCCGCGAACTGCATCAAGTGCTGCGGGAAGGAAACTGGCTGCGCTACGCTCGTCAATGCGGAGATTATCCTCACGTATTTCATGTCTGCGCCAGCGACGCGGAGACGCGGCTTGATCGTCTTGTTAATATCATCCTCGGCGCTCAAGATAATGACGTTCGACGGCTCGTACTGCTCAAGTCCATCATCTCCCGGCAACAGCTCGCCCCTACTCAACGCCGCTGCGACCGTGTAAGCCATTGTGCTTTTGCCGAGGCCAGGGTCGCCGCCCCAGCCTATTAGCATCCCGCGCGGTAGGAATAGCGGCCAGCGCCACGTCGTTGGCTCGTCTTTACCGTCACTCGCGGCACTGACGACGAACTCGGCTTCGTTCAAGCGTCCATCAACAAGCACGCGCGCCGGGTCTTTCGCTCCGATTGATTTAGCTATCGTTCTGACTTCATCGTCTTTCAACGGTGGAATGAATCTATCCATGTTTATTTGCAGCATCGCGCGGTACATTTCTTCCGGCTGCAAACCGATGCGCCGCAACTTGCCGGCGATGCGCGTCATCTCCGCGTTGCGCTTCCCGCTACGCACCTTCTCCGGTATCTGGTTATCATTTAGAGCTGCTTTGCGGTGCGCAACGTTGACGAGATCAAGCAGCCACTTAGGGGCGACGGCGGGCTGCATCTCTCGCCGTATCTTGTATTGGCGCTTCGTTTCCGGGTGAATGCTCGGCGGTGCTACAACTTGCCCGCCATCACCGCGCACGTCGAGCTTCGAGCCGATCTCGCCGCTGGCTTGTGATTTAGTCCTTATCCCCGCTGGCTGCGCGAAATATAAATGCCGACCGCGCGATGTTTCGACTTCATATGTCTGGGGGAGCTTGCCGAACGTCGTTTCGAGATCGATGAGCGACGATTCGCCTTTCTCACCGTCAACGTCGAGAACGAAGATGCCACTCTTCTCGCCTGTCGCTATGCCGATGTTCGCATCGGGATATTCGCGGAACCAATCGTGGATTACGTCAACGTCCACCGAAGCGTTCGCGGTCCACTCCTTAATGAGCGGAACTTTACCGCTAAGCGGCACAACGCGCCAGCCGCGCTGCGCGTAACCGAGCGCTACATCAACGATTGATAGTTGCTTCGCCATTGACCGGACGCCCCTGTTCGCGCATGTATTCTTCCAGCGACAAGCGGTCGATCAATATGATGATAGGTCCGGCCCGCATCTTCCCTTTGCGGTTCTTCAGCTTACCAGCCGTGATTAGATTATAGAGATGGCAGCGCGTGTACGCACTGAAGCGGATCGCTTCGGCGACAGTTAATTCGTTCGGGAACACGTTTACACCCTCAGAAAAGCGGTTCGAGTATATACACTTTCTATAGCAAGTAAAGAACTTTTTCTAAGTAACCCGCGAGTCGTCCTACTCCCTAAGCGTACTCTTGTACTCTTACTATAACTCATAGAAACTAAACTACTTATCTAAGAGTACGTTTAAGAGTACAAGCCAAGAGTACAAGAGCCAAGAGTACAAGAGTACGTTTAAGGGTACGCTGTGTATTCTTACTATAAGCCCTTATATATGTAGTAGTTATTGGTAAGAGTACAAGAGTATAGCGCGTTATCGCGCGCGAGGCCTCTAGAATTGGCTAGACAAACTTCGAACGTTTAGCGCTTACTCTCGTCTTAGCGTGACTCTTCAACTCACAACTCGCGCTGTTCAGGACGGTCAGCGCGAAGTTGTCTTCATAGGCATCGTAGCTCGCCCCACGAGTATGGTGCCCGCTATTATTTTGAAAATGAATCAAATTTTTTCAGGAAGTCAAAATGCCTGCTGGCGGGAGACGTGATGGGGCAGGCCGTAAGCCTGGCGTACCGAATAGGTCGACACCTGAAGTACGTGATCTTCTTGATGCAGTCTTTGCTAAAGTCGATCCGGTTAAAAAGCTCGTCGATCTTCTTAATAAACCATTGGATGTTGGGACCGAGGCTCGTGTGTTACTTCGCTTGCTTGAGTATCGTTACGGGCAGCCTCAGCAGCACGTCGAGCTTAGCGGCGATATCGGCGTCGCCCATACGATCCGTTTCGGTGACGGGAAGAAATCAGATGAATCTTGATGTATGGTTCCCGCCTAAGCTGAAATTTCTTTTTACTCCATCGCGTTACAAGGCACCGTATGGTGGCCGCGGTAGCGCAAAGTCATGGAGCATCGCGCGAGCGTTGTTATTGATTGGCAAGCAACCAGACCTTCTGTGGCCTGGCTGGTCAGAGCAGTACGGTGCTGACGGCGTACGTATTCTTTGCTATCGCGAAACAATGCGGAGTATCGAAGAGTCCGTACATCAGCTTTTGACTGATCAGATTAGGCTGTTGCGGCTCGGTGATTTCTACCGTATTCAGCAAAAGAATATCATTGGCGCGAACGGCACAGAATTTTTCTTTGCCGGCGTCAGGCAGAGCGTTGATAACTTGAAGTCGTATGAAGGCGTGCATATCGCGTGGGGTTCGCAAGCTGAAGCGATGAGTAAGCACTCGCTGAATGTTGTGTTCCCGACGCTACGGCGCGATATTGTGATCGGCGACAAGAAATACGGCAGCGAGTTATGGTTTGACTTTAATCCCGAGTTCGAAGATGACGAGATTTACAAGCTCTTCGCAGTTGAAGCTAACCGCCCGCAGGATTCTCAAGTCGCGTTTATCAACTGGCATGACAATCCGTTTTTCCCTGAAGTGCTAAAGAAAGACCGTGAAGATTTGCTACGCCGCGATCCAGATGAGTGCCAGCACATCTATGGCGGCACTACACGTAGTACGGTAGAAGGCGCGATTTATAAGAAAGAGCTTCAGTCTGCGGAATCGCAAGGGCGGCTTACGGGCCGTGTGCCGTACGACTCGACGAAGCCAGTTAACACGTTTTGGGACATTGGCCCGGCGCATACGCGCATTTGGTTCGCGCAATCATTCCCGATGGAGTATCGCATCGTCGATTACGTTGCCGGTGAGCTTGAATCGCTCGCGTTTTACGTCAAGCAGCTACAAGAACGTGAGTATCATTACGGGATGCATACGCTGCCGTGGGATGGAGCGGCGAAAGAGTTGGGCAGTGGGCGGTCGATCCAGGAGCAGCTTCAAGCGATCTTCGGGAAAGAGCGAGTCAGGTGCGCGCGTCAATTAAGCGTTGAAGATGGTATCGCAGCAGTTCGGGCGATCTTCTCGAAGTGTTATTTCGACAATGATCGCTGCAACTTCACATTGCCAGTAACGAAGCAGATTGTTGGGCTTCGCGGTTTGCGCTGTTATCAGTATGAGTATGACAAAGATTTGCGGACGTATTCGCGCAAGCCGCTGCACGATTGGGCGTCGCATGACGCAGATGCATTCAGAACCCTCGCGACGATGATACGTGAAGAGCAGCAGCCAAAAGTAAAGCCGCAGCCTTCGACTGTCTCTCGTGGGATACGGTGGGGGTAGTATGGCTAAGTTAAGAGCCGCGCGTCGCAATAAGCTGAAGTCGAGCACGTTTGGCTTGCCCGGCGTGAGGAAGTATCCGATGCCCGACCGCTCGCATGCTGCGAATGCAAAGGCTCGTGCAACGCAGATGGTCAAGCGTGGCAAGTTAAGCGCGTCGAGCGCAGCACGGATCAGGGCGAAAGCGAATCGGGTGTTAGGGAGGTAGTATATATGGCATCTCATGGCGCATTAAAAGAAGTAGCAACACAAGGACCGCCAGTACATCGCAAGCCCGCGAAAGAGCTTTCGCATATCGAGATGCGCGAAGCTGAGAATGGCGGCGTGATTGCCGAACATCACTTCACGGCGTACGAGCATAAACCGGAGCCGCACGTCTTTGGCGACGGTGAAGGCCACAAGCTCGCGGCGCATATCGAGCATCATTTGGGAATTTCCATGCCTGGCAAATCAAAGACTGAAAATGCGGAAGAAAAAGAAGGCGACGAAGAGTAATTAGCGGGGGAGTGAGTGTGTGCCGAGCTACGGAGCAGAGAAGAAAGTTGTTCATAAGCAGTCTGCTGTCAAGTATCCGGCGACGCACAAGCTTGGGATGCGCGTTCCCGAAGGTGGTTCCGATTGCGCGAAGTGCAAGTATGTTGAGGAAGGAAATTGCACTAATACGATCTTCGTTAAATGGAACGGCTCTGAAGTTATTCCTTTACCGGTAGATGAGTATTGTTGCGATTTATTCGAGATAGGGAAGGAAGCGTAATGGGTACTAAGTGGTTTTCAATCGATGAAATAATCGCCGAACTGAAAAAGAAACTTCAGCGGCGCAAAGTTCGGAGGATGAAATGAGTAAGGGCGATTCAGAACACGTAGCGCAGCACGTGCATGGAGTTGTGCCGCGGCCTGAGCCAGCAGCGCCGCAGACTATCGAGCAGCGAGTAGCGAAGCTTGAAGCTACTGTTGCGAAGCTGGAAGCCGCGCAGCAAGCGGCGCGAGATGCAAACAAAGTTCCTGTAGCTCGAAGAAGCTAAAACAATGTCCCGCAGCGCCCCAGAGCCTTCTGAGTTCCTCGCAATGATGCAGCATCATTGGCGGGATGAGCTGCGCCGTTTGCGTACGCAAGCTCCGCTCTGGCGTTGCTTCGACTGCAAGCGCTGGATTCCGCGCGATGAACTGCCGATGAAGTGCAGCGAGTGCAGCGGGCCGCCGCTGCAAGGCAAGAAAGTCGGCTACCGGCACAAGAAGATTTTTCAAGACGCAATGGTCTGTAAGAATTGCGTCAACAAACACGATCACTTACGGAAGATGGTTCTTGACGCGATGTTCGAAGCCTATACGCACGGGCTTGAGAAGCGTTTGACGATGGAAGCGATGAAGAAGTTTGCTGGCGGGCAAGTCGTATGCTGAACCCTACTGTCAATCAAGTAGCGATCTTGGCGCGCGCGGCGAAGAAGATTGAGAAAGCTATTGAGCGCATCGGTTTTAGGCCCGCTACGGGAACGCAAGCGGTGCTGCGATGCAATGGAAGAGTGATGTTCACGGCAAATGTATCGATGCCGCCGCGCGAAGAGCAGAAGGAGTATGTGAACTAATGCCCGTTAAGCCCGGCCGTGCCGGCGTGAAGCAAGAGATGCATAAGTTTAAAGCTGGTACGTTGCATAGCGGCTCGAAGAAAGGTCCGCTCGTAAAGTCGCGCAAGCAGGCAATAGCGATAGCACTGAGCGAAGCAGGTTTAAGCCGTAAGAAGCGCAAGCGCACGAATGCGCATGGCCTTACTTCGACGCGGCGTGGGAACCAGCATGTAACGAGCGAAACTTATGCCTATCACCACTAGACGCGGATTCTTAGGAACACTAATTGGAGGAGTGGCTTTAGTAGCCGCGCAACCAGTATGGCCGTTTCGAGTGTTTAGCTTTCCAGCCGATATTCAAATCGTGCAAAAGATTCCAACTGGTAAGCGATTTCATCATGCCTATGACCCGCGCTGTCCAAAGCGATTGATTACGGTGTCTGATAGTTTTTATCCTTCCGTTTTGCCAAAAGCGGAAGAGGCTGACCGCTGGAAACAAATGGCAGACAATGATTTGATTCTTGGGGCGACGAATGCTTGAACAAAGCCCATCCTCGTCGCTCTTGAAAGAAATCCGCGAGAACTATACTTCGTTCAAGCTGGAGTGGCAGCCGATCCTTCAGGAAGGTGATAGAGACATTCTCTACGTCAGCGGCAATCCTTGGGACGAAAAAGAGCGTGACTTTAGGGATAAATACGACCGCCCGGTGATGACGTTCGACGAGTTATCGCCGTACATCAATCAACTCGTGAATGACCCGCGACAGAACAAGCGTTCGATTAAGATTAATCCTCGCGGAGCAGGCGCTACCGATACAACAGCGCAATTGCGCGAAGACAAATTGCGCGAAGCTCAGTATAATTCCCGCGCGCAATCGGCGTTTACGACCGCGTTTCAAGGTGCTGCGGAGCGGTCGTATGGGTGGTTTGGAATTAACTCCCGTCTCGTCGCTGATGGCTTAACGGAAGAGCAGTACGCGGAACTGGTCAAGGAATCGCCGGAAAAGTTATTCGAGCAAGAACTTTACTTCTATCGAATCCCAAACCCGAACAGCGTGCTGCCGAACCCGTGTTTCAGAGAGCAAGACGCCAGTGACATGACGGAGTGTTTCGTTGAAGAGAATATACAGCGTGCGGAGTTCAAGCGGCGCTGGAAGAACGCGCGTTTCATCGATTGGCAAGGCGATTATGCGGAGCAAGCTCCTGGTTGGCAGAAAGATAAAAGCGTTCGTGTCGCTGCGTAATACAAAGCGATTATCAAGAAGAAAAAACTATATTTGCTCGATGGCTTGAAAAATGTCGATGACCGTGCGGCGCTTTATGGCGATGAACTACCTGGCGGTGAAGACAAGTGGCTCGCTGACGAGAAGAACAAGAAGCGCATCCGACGTGACAGAACAATCGAAACGCGCCGCATCAAGCAATACTGGACGAACGGCCTTGAGATTCTTGAAGAGTCGGATGAGATTCCGATTCGCTGGATTCCACTCGTTTTAGTCGCCGGCAAAGAAATGTGGATCGACGATGGTGGCGGCGCGAAGCGTACGCTAATGAGTTTGATCCGGCTCGCTCGCGACCCGTTCATGGCGTATTGCTACATCCGCTCGCAAGAAGCGGAAGAAGCAGGTATGGCTCCGCGCTCGCCACTCATCGGCTATACGGGACAGTTCGAGACGGACCGCGAAGCATTTGAGAACTTAAATAAGATTCCGCGTGGCTTCGTGCAAGCCGACCCCGTAACGGACCCTACGGACCCGAATAAAGTGCTGCCTCTCCCGACACGCTTACAATTTCAACCAAACTTCCAATCGTACGAGGTTTTTGCTGAAGCGTGCCGCCGTGCAATCCGTACTGCTTGTGGTGGAAGTGACTTGCCAACAGCAGCACAGCGCGTAAATGAAAAGAGTGGCGTCGCGTTGAAAGAAATCGAAGCAAACGAAGATCGCGGCACGTTTCACTTCGTCGACAATTATAACTTCTCTATGGAGCATGGGGGGCGTATTTTCGATGCATGGTTCCCATACGTGTACGACACGAAGCGCGAATTGTCGGTCATGAAAGCCGACGGCGCTTTTAAACGGCTGACGATCAACGACGAAGAGTACGAAGAAAAAGACGCGAATGGGCAAGCCGTCAAGCAGCACTACGATGCGGTAACGGGAGATCACGGCGTAACAGTTTCTACTGGCAAGGATGCAGCATCGCAACGCGATGAAGTAAAAGACTTACTCTCAAACGTGATGGGCGAACTTCAGCAGATTGCGCAGATAGCGCCTCCCGGTGCAGCGGCGAAACTCTTGGCGTTGAACATTCGTCTCGCGGCGCTCGGACCTCTCGGCGACGAAATGGCGGACACGCTCGATCCTCCCGACGATCAGAAGAAACAAGGCGCTGCGCTTCAACAAGCGCAGCAACAAGCACAGCAGCAGCAGCAAGTCATCGTTGAGATGCAGAAAGAACTTGAGAAGTTGAAGCTAGAAAAGGCCGGGAAAATCATCGATAACGAATACGCGATGAAGATGCACCAGCTTGACGTGGACGTAAAAGTATTGATCGCGGAAGTTACGACAAAAATGCAGAGCCAGAGCGAGCGTATGGAAGAATTTATGACCGTCTGGAAAGAGAATCACGGCGCCGCGCACGAAGTAGCAATGCAACAAGAGCAGCATGGCCACGAGCATGAACTCGCTGACAAGCAAACGGCTTTAGCGGCGCAGCAAGCGAGTACGGAAGGAGCAAATGATGGCAACGCAAGCACCAGCGGCTAGTAGTCCGCCGCAACATAAGGAAGTCGAAGATTTTAGCGAGACAGAGCGCGCTGCATGGTTGAAAGATGGCACGATGCCGCTGCTTGAACAAGATTCGCCGAAAGAGGACGCCTCGGCAGCGTCAACACCCGATAAGAAGCCAGGGTCGGGGCCTGGCAAAAAAACCAAATCAGCGGAAGAAGTTAAACAGGAACAAGACAAGAACTGGCGCGCGCTTGAAACCGAGCGCGATACTCTGAAAGTTGCACGTGAAGCTGCCGAGAAGGAATTGGAAGAGTATCGTACCGGGAAGCGCAAGCCGGAAGAAAAGAAAGCTGACGCTAACGCTCCGAAGCTGCTCGAACCGCCGAAGCGCCCTCGCATGATGGATTTCCGTAACGGCGAAGGCAGTCTCGACAGTGAGAAGTACGAGCTAGCGCTCGACAAATACGAGACGGACAAGGAAGCATATACGAATCAGCAAGTTCAGATTCGTACTGCTGCGCAACAGCAAGAAAATTCGATCAAGACGTGGCAAGCCGAGCTGAAGACGAAATACGGTGAGAAAGCCGATGGAATCGACGTAAAGAAGACAGTGGACATGCTCGCGGGTACGCTGCGTGAAGCGCCTGCTTTCTTCATGTTCTTGAACGATTCCGAGGTTTTTACCGATCTCGTTTATGTGCTCGGGACGGACCCGAAGCTCGACGAACTGCTTGCTGAAGCGAAAGACCCGAAGACGGTGACGCGCGCGATCAGAAAGCTCGTCGCGCTAGAAGCTGGCGTGAAAGCTGAACTCACAAAGCAGGCAAAAGAATTGCCAGACAAGAAAGAAGAATCGGCGAGGAAACTTACTGGTGCCGGCAAGCCCCCTTCGGAATCGGCTGGCGCTGCGTCTTCCCCTGCCGATGATGGTTCTTCCGACGCCGCATGGAAGCGCAAAGACTTAAGCGCCGCCGAGCGCGGTGAGCTGTATCGCGAACGTAAGAACAAAGAAGATCGCGAAAAGCGGAAAAAGAAAGTCAACTAGAGCGAAGCATAGCGGGGGAGCCGCCCGCAAAGAGTGAACAGAAATGGCAGAAGGCCAATATGTATTTCCCGATTGGGTCGCCGAGGAAGCTCTCCGCCTCTTGATCAACATGCTTGAGATTTGTCAGTACATGAACACGATGGACAACAAGGAGTTCGAGCGCGAGTTTCCAGTCGGTGAAGTCATCAGAAAGAAACTCCCGCAGCGCTTCTTGATCCGTGACGGTTTGGGTTATTCCCCGCAGCCGATCAACCGCATCAACACGACCGTAGCTTGCAACCAAATCTTCGGCGTCGATTTCGAGTTTGATGATTTCGAACAAGCTCTGCTTATGGAGCGTTCGAAAGAAGAAATCTCGGAGCAGTATCTTCAACCGGCGATGGAGCAAATCGCGCAAGAGATGGACACGCGCGCTGCGCTCTTCGCATATCAGAACGCGAACAACATCGTTGGCGCGCTCGGGACCGACCCGAACTCGGCAACAACGTTCATGCAAGCACGGCAGCGCCTCAAGAACTTGGCTGGAGCGACTCGCGGCAGCGACAATGCGATGATCGTTCCGTCGAG